TTTGGCTAATTGGCTATCGCAGGGCGGTGCTCAAGAGTTGGTAAACGGCATAATCTCAATGGTTACGACTATCGTCAATAACATCGCTTTGATATTACCGCCTCTCTTGGTTGCCCTGACAACTGTAATTTCTGAGGTCGCAAAGGCTCTCACAGAACCGCAGAACGTAGAAATGCTACTCGATGCCGTTCTGACAATCATCGGTGCTATTGCGGTTGCGATTTGGCAATCACTTCCTATTATCTGGGATATGATAAAGGGCGTTCTTAAAAATCTCGGTGATTTGGTGGGCGATTTCCTCTATGCGGTAGTCCCCAAAGTCGCAGGTACTTTGGAAAACGTCATCAACACTGTAAAGGGTTGGGGCGATAACATAAAGAACTTCTTTGTCGGTCTCTGGACTAATCTCAAGGATAGCGTAACAAGGGGATTGGACAACATTAAGCAGAAGTTCACATCGGTTTTCGACAATATAAGGAATTTCGTCAAGTCGGCACTCGATAAGATAAAGAGTTTCTTTAAGTTCGAGTGGTCGTTGCCGAAGATCAAGATGCCACACTTCAAGATAAGCGGTTCATTCAGTCTCAATCCACCTAAAGTGCCTACATTCGGTATCAGTTGGTATGCAAAGGCTATGAACGAGCCTTTTGTTCTCAATAACCCCACAATCTTTGGTGCTATGAACGGCAACCTTTTAGGCGGTGGCGAGCGTGGTTCTGAATTAGTCGTAGGCGTAGACAAGTTGATGCAGATGATTGCAGATGCAAAGGGTAGTCAGAGTATCACGATCAACGCTTATTGCAGAGAGGGTCAGGACATCAAGGCATTTGCAAAAGAAGTAGCATACGCAATCGAAGACCTTAAGAACAATAAGGAGAGAGTATATGCCTGATAATTCATTCTTAATCGGTGTAAACACTCAAGGAGTGATTACATATGACGGAGTAGCCTCTACTGACTATGGCATTGTCGTTAGTGAGGCTCCCGTCTTTGAACGACCTAACAGAAAGCAGACGATATTTTCAGTACCGGGAAGAAACGGCTCTGTCATATTCCAAGACGATGCTTGGGAAGATGTCATACGCTCTTACAATGTATGGCTTTCCGAGAACGTGACAGAGGATAGCGGTGGCGATATGTCTGGTTATCTTGTTGAATATGTCGATGCTTACGAAGAATTTTTAAACTCCCGTAAAGGCTATTTAAGGCTTACGGATAACTTCGAACCCGATGTATATAGGCTTGCTTATTACTCGGGCGGTGATTCGTTCAGTAATGAGATGACACAGTACGGCAGAGCAACATTAAAGTTTACCTGCCGTCCCGAGAGATTCTTACTTACGGGCGAAACACCAATACAAGTAAACAACGGCGATGCAATCGTTAACCCGACAAGGTTTGAGAGCAAACCGTTGATTCATATTGAGGCATCTAACAAGACCATAGGCATCACGATCAATGGCAAGACCATAACGGCGGTGGTTAGCGATTACATCAACATCGACTGCGAGAAGATGAATGCTTATAGGCTTGCAGCTGAAAACAAGAATGCCGACATAAGCGGTGACTTCCCGACAATCGCAAGCGGTAGCAATGCGATAACGATAACGGGAACACCGACCAAAGTAACGATTAAGCCTAATTGGTTCGTTATCTGATAAGGAGTTCTTATGATACCAATTCTCTACGCATCTTCAAGCGTTACCGAGGGAACAGTACCAACCTCATACGGCATCGGCCCCTTGACCGACTGTATCAGTTGTGAGTGTCCCGAAGAACGCAATAGCATATATGAACTAAATCTCGTATATCCTGCGAACGGAATCCACGCCGACCAGATACAGTACGGCTCTATCATCAAAGCCAAGCCGAACTTTACCGACAATCCGCAGTTGTTCCAAGTAATCAAGATAGGCAAGACAATGAATGGTCAATTTACTGTTTATTGTCAACATATCTCGTACCTATTAAGCGGTAAGGTGATTTCGTCCGGTACGGCAGGAAGTTGTTCAGCTGCTTGCTTACTTCTCACGGGAAGTGCAGGCGGTTTTAACATTACGACAGACAAGACAGTCACGGCAGATTTTGAAATCACCGAGCCGTCAAGTGTCCGCTCGTGGTTTGGCGGTAAGAAAGGCTCTCTGCTCGATGTCTACGGCACGGCAGAATGGCACTATGATAACTTTAATTGCGAGTTGTTACTTCACAGAGGACAGGACAGAGGCGTTGAGATACGCTACGGCAAGAACCTCACGGAATTGTCGCAGGAAATCAATATGGATAACCTCTGTACGGGCATTGTCCCGTTCTGCATTGACGATGACGGCAACAAGACAGTAGGAACAAGAGTTGCAACGGGTCTTGTGCTTGATTTCGACAGAGACAGAGCGATTGACTTCTCCGATGACGTTGACTTTGAGAGTGCCACACCGCTTGCATCACAGTTGGCAACCCTCACGAGCAACTACATCGCAAATAACAACTTCACGGACGTATTCAACTCGATTACGCTCGATTTCGTGCAGTTATCAGACCTTACCGAGCGTGTTGATCTATGCGATACAGTCCATATCTACTTTGATGCACTTGGCATCACGGCATCTTTGAAGTGCGTATCGGTCACTTGGGACGTTCTTAACGAGCGTTATACTTCCTGCACGTTTGGAGACTTGAAGTCGAGCATAGCGGACACGATAAGCACTCAAGAGAAAGAGATAGCGGACAAACCAAGCACATCGGCAATGGAGACTGCTATCACTCACGCTACGGAGAAGATAAGCGGTAATCTTGGCGGTTATGTGGTTTTCCACGATGCCGACAATGACGGCTCACCCGACGAAATACTGATTATGGACACTCCCGACATAACGACTGCGGTCAAAGTGTGGCGGTGGAACTCGGGCGGTCTTGGATATAGCGGTACGGGCTATGCAGGCCCGTATTCAACCCTTGCCCTTACGTCTGACGGCAAGATAGTCGCAGATGCAATCACCACGGGCACACTTAACGCCAACCTAATAAAAGCAGGCGTTATATCAGACGTTGCAGGCAACTCCACGATTGATATGACGAACGGACAGGCTACGCTCAAGAATATGCAAGCCAAGAGACGATTCGAACTCATTGACGAGAACGGAGTAGTCAGAGGCTTTTTCCAGTACCTTAAGAGCACGCTTGAGCCTCACCTTGCTATCGTAGACGCTCAAAGCGACATTCTTGCAGAAATGTGGGGCGATACCGCAAACGGCGGTAACATCGGTGTAAACAATACATCAGGCAATCGCCGTGCTTTGGTCTGGGTAAACAATGACGATTCGGGAGACATTAGGCTCTTTAATGAAAACAACGTCAGAACAATATGGCTTAATGCTCATACGGGACGCATTAAAGCACCCGGCACGTTCGATAAGGTTTACGACAGTGCGATACAACGTCCTATGTCAAGCGTAGGCGATTGGTGGACTTTCACAACGGACTTTGCAGGCTTGCTCGTTGTCGGTAAGGTCGTTTCAACAGGTTCAAGAACCACAACGATTATTCCGATCGAGATGCTTAATTCAACACCTACAAGGTTCTACTTATCCGACGAAAGCAATTATCTCTCGTTCGACTGTTCTGTTGACGGAGACCTTGCAAAAGTCGAGATAGCAGGTAAATCATCGTCAGGCTTTATCGAAAAAGTCTACGGAATGTTCTAATAAAGGAGGTTTTTATGGAAACAATCAAACTTGACCTTATTCCCGGCAAGAAAATGCCCTCACTTCACGCCTCGCAGTATGATGACGGGCGTGAGCACGGCATTGACCTTTTCGAGAATGGAATAGCATATAAACTTGACGGAACGGAAACGCTCACGATCAACGAGCGTAAGGGTGATGATTGTATCTGCTCGCTCGACATAGAAAACACCTTTACAGGCAGTAACCATATCGTGTTTGCTTCAACAGAACAGATGTGTGCAGTATGGGGCAATAATATCTGCGAGTTGGTTATCGCTAAAGGCGAAAAGACAATCGGAACTCTTAACTTTATCCTCGAAGTTGAACCCAGTCCAACAGAAAACGGAATCGAGAGCGGGAGCGAGATTAAGAACCTCAAGACGCAGATTGAGGCTATCACCGATGAAGTTATCGGTGATAATTACTACACCAAAACGCAGACAGACAATGCTATTGCAACGGCTGTTGAGGGCAAAGCCGACAAGACCGATACCTACACCAAAACACAGACAGACAATTTGCTTAATGCCAAAGCGAATGCTAATTCTGTTTATACTAAAGCAGAAGTTAACACTAAACTAAATGCAAAAGCGAATGTAAATGATGTTTACACCAAAGCACAGGTCGAAAGTAGATTAAGTGCCAAAGCGAATACAGGTGATGTTTACACTAAATCGCAGACGGATAACTTGCTGAATGACAAGGCAAATGTTACCGATTTACCCGATATGACGCAGTATTACGACAAGAGCGAAGTTGATGATCTTCTTGACGATAAAGCAGACAAGAGCGACACCTACACCAAAGAACAGGTTGATGATATTGTCTATAATATCCTGCCTGACGATACCGCAAGCGGTTCTGTTGCTAACTTTGAGACAGACTTGGCTCTGCCTATCAAGTCGCTTGAAGTTGATGTAAATGCGGTGCAAGAGGCAGGAACACCTACACCGAGTTCACCGAAAGCAATTAGCGGTTGGAACGCAATTACGCTTGATGTGAACGGCAACACCGAAGTAATCAATCTTGGTGGCACCTACTATGGCGGTCATTTCACGCAGGACAAGGCAGGACACAGGCAGTTTGTTGTTACACACGGCTACGGGCAGATAACAAAGGCTACAAATAAGAGTGGTACTTGGGACACATCAACAGGCAAAGGTGCGTTCTGGTATAACACTTATGCGGGCGGCATAACGTGGTTGAGATTGTGGGATAATTCCGCCACAAACAATGGCATCGTTTGTGACACATTACAGTTAGACAGTAATGTTACCGCTTACGATACCGAGTGTGGAATTTCGATTTTTTCGAACGAAATCATAAGGTGGATTGACGTTGAGAAAATGGCGTTAAGTTTGGCGGATTACAACACTTACCTTGCAGAACACCCGATAAATGTTTGCTATCCGCTTAAAACACCTATTGTCATTGATTTGCCTGACGGAGAGCCTATTACAACACATATCGGTACGAACAATATCTACGCAGACACAGGCGATACGAGTGTGGTATTCAAGGATAGCGTTAATGGTTATGTTGAGAAGAAGATAGCAAGCGTACAGGCATTAGCACTTAACACATAAGGAGGAATTGAAAAATGAAG